ATACGCATGTGTATTCCATCGCAATATCGCATTTCTCCATCGCTCTCATCGAAGGATTGGACCCGTCCATGAATGAACCCGGATTGGTAATACAGCTTTGGCTTCTCATCCATCGGCCAGCCTCAGCAGCTGCAGCTTTGCCTGGATGTGACCCGGTGGCCGGACGCCATTGTTACGCGGTACCCGGAGCCAGCGGAGTGCGCGGCGAGCTGCAACGAGAGCAGCTGCCTTGCCGGCATACCCGGCACGTGAAGCAGCGCGCACGTTCAATTCAACCTTTGGTGGTTTCGCTGGTAGTGACATGATTTCTCCTCGAAAAGCCGGAGGGGATGCTCTGTCCCCTCCGGCACGTCGCATTGTTATCGGCGGAACAGCTTTTCGATGGTGCCCCAGATCGTTGCCGGCCAAACGAGCCCACGTACGATCAGGGGCAAAATCGCAGTGTCCGCTTTGAACTCGGCTCTCATCATGGCAACGGCGACGTAGAAGTAAAAGCCGATGACCAAGAAACCGAGCAGCGTCACTATGTCAAACATGAAGATCTCCTTCTCGTTACCTAATCCATTATGGTAGGACCAGTTCACCAAATCCAAACCCAAATCAACACAAAATCCATGATTAATTGACGGTTCTACGTTCTCATGATACACCTCCTTTCCAAAAGCGGTTGCGCGTTAGCGACGTATTCTGCGGTAAGCTTTTACCGCTGCCGTGAAAGTAGCAATCAGGATGACAGGCCATGCCACGAATACAACCAGGTACGTTGCGGCGTTGGTTTTTGGCACCATCTTGACAGCCAGTTCACCCGCCCCCAAGCCCACAAAGGCATAGGCAATCAGCCACCACACAATCAATGGATTGTACTCGATGCAGGATTGGGAATTGTGTCGTCAACGTCAGCGTCACGTCGCGCTACGCAAGACGGGCAGTCGCACGGCTCATGTATCATCAAGTAAATGTGGCCGTGTTCCAGAAATTCAAAGATCAGTTGACTTTCGATATCCCATGCCAAGTCGAGAATTGTCAACATCCTCTGCCACAATGGCCGAGTGGCAGTGTAACAGTCCCTTCCGATCTGTTCCAATTCTCCTTGGCTGGCTCCCGCATCATGATGCTCCTGCATCATTCCCTGCCACTCCTGGGCTGTGGCATTGATTTTAACCGCGATCCCTCGTGCTTCGCCTTCCAGCAAATGGGATTTCATGGCAGTTCCTTAATGAAGCAGCGTTGCGCGGTGCTGAGAGCATCCCACTGTGCAACCAGGTCATTCAGAGCAGCCAGTCGTTCACGCAACAATTGCTTGGCTTGTAATTGTGCAAAACTGAAATCTTCAGCACTCATTGCAATATCTACCAAGTCTTTAATTGATCTTTCAGTCACGGTCCAAATCCTCCCTTACAGGTTGCCGACCCTGCCTCCGTGACTTCTCGCGCTTCTTATCGGTAACTCGGCGCGCACGGAAAGCAGGATCGGACAAAGCCTTGCCGCTAGGAGACCTAGCCGACTTTGGTTTCGAACGACGTTTCGATTTCACGGGCATGGAGAAAATCCCTCAGCTCCATACAATGTTGGATTGATACCGGACCAAAGGACATCATACAGCCTTCATCCAGTTCAACCAACCCGTTTCTATGCGAAGGTGCAACGACCTTGGTCTCCAGTATCGGGGCCAAAACCGGAGCCAACTCGCCGAATTCCCCGTCGGCCCCACGATCCATTTGTCGTTGCTGCACCTGCTTATCGACGCTGGGAAGAGGGACGAAGGCTCGGTTGCCAGGGTGCCATTCGATATGGCTCATTGACAGTAATCCGAAGCCAGGCCAAGAGAGGATATTGCTGCCGTGTGACTCCTGGGTCACGCGGAACCGGCGAGCGACGATCCGTTTCCGGTTCGTCTTGGGGTCACGCACTCGCAACGTGCCAAGGTGATAAGTAGCTTCGTCCGCATTGCCGTCAAACCACAGGCCAGTTCGGTGGACGGTAACGCCAAATAGTTCACCAACATGTTTGGTGAACTCACGCCCAAGAGCCAAGCTGAACTCCAGCGTGGCGTCTTGCATATGGCTCTTCTTGGTAGCGTGATCGGGGTACGAACCGAACTTCACAGTATTGTCAACCATGTTCTGCTCCTTACAGGGTAATGTCGAGTTGATGAAAACAAACTCAAACGTCGGTGATGACAACCTGAATTTGCATGGGGGCCATGCCGTCGATATTCTCCTTGCGGAGATAGAGCGTAGCCAACCCGGCGTCGCCGGAGGTGAAACCGTAGCGGAAGCACCCTTTCGTTTCCTTGTCATCCAATCGGTCCATTATGACCGTCTTACGCATAGACATCGTGTTCTCCTCTAGGGTTAAAATAGCTCCCGACCACCATCGGTCGGGAGCTGCCAAAAGACAATCACCAACTAGCCAAGTCCATCCGTGATTGGCGAGACCGGCCACATTTCCTCACCCCAGGGATCTCGGGGTGGGCCAAACTCCTCGAGTGCCGACGGCCCAATAGTGACGCGGTAGCTGTCCTCTTGCTCGGACTTGAACCGGATCCACTTATTGGGCGTCTTGCCGGCACCCCGTTTCTTCGTCATAGCACCGTGGGGATAATCGCCCAGGCGACCGGCGAACACCTGCAGCTCCTTGTGTAACTCGCTGCCGTCCTCGGCGAACGTAGCACGCATAGGACCCTCCAGGCCGAATTCCTTGGCCAGCTTCCGGAACATACCTTTGTGACCCTCCTTGATCCCGACAGAGGCGTGGATGAGCTCATGCAGGAGGATGTCCAGGACGCGAACCGGCGCAGCCTGGGTTGGGCAGATGAAGATCTCGTAGGTCTCGTCGGCGGACACTTCCGGGTCCCAGCATTGGCCGATCGCGTTGCTGCTGGCGCGTGGAAATCCACAGCTGGCGCGCAACGCCTTGGGCAAATCGTACCCATTGCCAGCAAAATACTTCTCGTCAAGTGCGGCGATGCCGGCGTTCAGCCAAGCCTCGCGGGTTTCATGTGTCTGTGGCATTGTTGTCAGGGTCCATTGTGCTGCCTTGCCGGCAAGGTCGCACGGCGAGGCGTGGGTGTGAATAGAGATGAGCGTGAGGAAACTGCGCCGGTTGGTCTGGGTGTGCTCGAATTCAACCACCGTACCAATCGCGACGTAGGTCGACCAAAGACCATAGGACCAAACCGCCCGCAAGGTGCCAACCTCGGTCCGGAAGATGGAGACCGAGCACATGCCCTTTTTGTAATCGGCGCCAAAATATTCATGGGTGTCCAGCGCGGTCAGCGGCAGGGTATGGCCGGTCGGGATATATGAGAAACGTCGAGTCATTTTTCTGCTCCGGTGTCAGATTTTTCAGCGGGAAGAACGTCGTTCTTGGCGGCCATTATCAGATCGCGGACGTTCGTGTTGAAAGTTGCAAAATCGGCGGCGAAGTTATTCCGGTCTTGGCCTTTGGCAACTAGCCGATATTCGTTGGTCATTTTCTGCTCCCTGGTTCAACCCTCGTATTCTGTCGTAAGCCGCAACAGAAGACAACAACTAAATTGATTCCCCTAAAACGCTTCCTCCTCTTCGGTTTCCAGCTCTCCCTGAAGATCGTCCGGCCAGGTTTCTACCCCGTGCACCTTTTCCCACGCTGTCCTCGCCTTTTCCAGAGACGGCATGATGGCGCACATCTTACGCAGCTTCTTCTTGGCCGTCCAACCGTCCGGCATAAGGACGTCAACCTCGACCGCCATCTTGACACGGGTGAAGTTCGGACAGACGCCAGCCAGGAATTTGCCCAAGGAAACCTGGGAGCCTCGCCGGGTGAGATTGAACCGCATCGTGTGCTGAACAAAGTCATCAACCAAATCGTCGAAGACCACCGTACTCGGCCACCCGTCCTTGTCGCGGAGCATGGAGCCAGCGTACAGCTTTTGATACCACCACTCCTGGTCCGGGTCGAGGCTGAGCAGTTTTTGCTCGCGCAACGCAGCAGTTTCCGGCGCACGTTGCACGACGAAGCCATCCAGCTCCACGTTCAAAAGGTAGTGAAGTAAGGCTTCACGACCTCCTGAACTCAGCTCCTGGGCTATTGCCCCGAAGTAGTCCGTGTCCTGCTGGTGCTTGGTGCCCACGTCAAGGACGAAGTACCGTCGCTCGTCGCCGCCAGCTGGCACCACGTGCATATCGTTGGAAGCCATGATCAGGTGGATGTAGTTCGGAGCGGTTTCGACGTCCACCCCTTTCCGCTCGATCGTCAAGGTTGCCTCGGTAATCAATGTCTTGAGTATAGACGCATGCTTCTTGTCGTTGGCATAGAATGCTTCATCCGCAAAAAGCAATACCAGGTCACGCAAATGCGAGTTGAAATTGCCGGTCAAGTGGGACGAGTTGGACACCTGCATAAAATGCCGACCCATCAGCTTGCCGATCTCAACCGCAAAGAATGATTTGCCAGTCCCACGTCCCCCACGCAGCACGATGGCTACCTCGCCAGCTTCGCCGGGTCGCTGGAACATTCGCGCCAGCCAGTGGAGAAGATATTCGTAATATTTCTCGTTGCCACCACACAGGTTCACCCGCATGTGATCCAGAAATTTCTGGCACTCGCCGGGTCGACTTTCAACCCCGTACCCACGCCAAAGGTTGTAGCTCTCTGGCACATCCTCCAGCGGCGCAAACACAATCGTGTGTCGCTGGTTACGGTCAGAATTTTCCAGCCACCAATGGCCTACCTTTTTGAACTGTGGCACTCCATCTTTTGAAACACCGACTTGGATTTTATGATTCATGTAGCGGTTGCGGAAATCTTCGAAGCCTTGGAGCGTTAGTCGATGCCGTTTCAAGGAAGGATCATAGACCTCCTCAACCACCCGGCATTTGCCGCCCACTGATTCAATGACAACGTGCCGGGTATTCAATCGCTCCAGCCACGGGTCAATTGCAGCCTCTTTGCCACGCTCGATCTGGCGAATGGCGTATTTCTTGGAGTTCGTCTTCAGTTCCAGGACACTCTCGGAAATCCCCCAATCGGGATCCGTGATTAGTGCATAAATGGTAGCGTCTGGAACCTTGCAGCGGGCAAGGTTTGCACATACATCGAAGAGCCAAGCCGACCGGCTGTTATCACCGGCCTTCTTTTCGTCCGGGTGCTGTCCCTGAGCGATGATGATCTTTACCCTATCCGGCACCGACCATTCATCGAGTTCGGTGAGATCCTGGATGCGGTTCGTTTCCCGGGTGACGTCCACCTTTTTACCACCACCGGCGAAACCAATCTCGCCAGTTTGGACTGGTGTTGCCTTGGTAAATGCAGTAATGGGATGCACAGTATCAGTAAACTCAACGAGTTTAGAGAGTGCCGCCGTGCGTCCCTTCTTCAGCTTCTTGGCGTCGGGCAGGTTTATCGTGCCCGGCAGGCGAGCGATCCGGTCGATGTTGTGGCAATTATCGGCATTGAAGAGCAGCTCCAGCTGCAGGTTGTACAGCTTGGCCTCTTCCGCCTTCTCCAAATCGCCGTCGATGACGAGAGGTTCGTCGAGCCTCCATACGGCCCAGTACCCACCACCGGAAAACCACACTGCCGTCGGAGCCGGGACGCCTGTAGGCAGCTTGTGAGTAAGCAAGCCCAATAGGCGTGACCGCTCCTCGTCGAAATTCTCGCCGGCACGTGGGTCCAAGTCAACATGAAACCAGCGCACCCGAGCGATTTCGGACCGGGATGCCTTTTTGCTGGTTGAACCAGCGACTTCGTTGATGGAGAAGTAGATGTTGCGCTGGCCGTTATATAATTCCAGCCACTTGTTCAGCTCGTCCTTGGTACTCGGTCCAAAGGTGCGGGTTTCAATACCCTTACGGTCCGGCTGGATGCACGTGAGCACCCAACCACCGTCGGGCGCATACCGTTCAAGGAAGGCAACCGCTGCCGCATTGTCAGACTTCACAGCCATAGATTACTGTTCCCAATACCAAAGTAGAGCATCGCATGGAACCAGTCCACACTCCATCCTGTTTAGCCAAAACCGGCAGCAGCCTAAATCCTTGGCTACTTGGGTTTGCGTGCTTTCTGATCTACGGCGATAAATCAAACATCGCTCGTGGGCCTTCAGCGGCAGCACCCCTGCCTTCTTCACCCCAGGCACAAGGTCGCGTTCCATGCGACCATAGGCAAACTGTGTAACCCCAAGTCGCTTGGCCGCTACTCTTTGCGTTTCATTTCTGCGGCGACGGTCAATGAGGAGGGTCTCACCAACGGTGAGCCGCTCCAATTCTCCCAATCCGTTGTCAGACATTCGCGTAACTCCTCATCATCAAGTCCCTTGGTCCATCGGACACGGGCACATTTGTACAAGCCATCCCGGCTCATTTCTCCTACATAATCCGCTGCATCACGGCCAGTAAACAACAACCAGTCTTTCTGGCATTGCAATAAAAGCCAAGCATCGTAACCTCCATTATACCGCCACTTCAGCCAATGCCTTTGCTGTGCAGTAAAATGGGGAAGACGTACAACCGTCTTGGGTCGAGCCGGCCAATATCTTAGCCACTTGAGTTCAATCCAGCCACCAACGAAATTAACATCAGGTGTTCCTGGGCGCATGGGATTTTCGACCGGCACCGCCATGAGCGGTTTCAAAGCACGGATCACGCGTTGGCGCTGGCCGCTTTCAGACATCGTCCTCATCCAAATGGTCAACGATAACTCTAGCCTGGGCGTACATTTCCAATCCACGCTTGCCTGCTGCGCTCCAACGACTAGAAAATTCCTTGGCCTGGTCAAGATAGTGCACCACTCGTGAAATCCCAGACTGGATTATGCACGTGGCACAACGGTCACAACTTGGGCCCACACCACCGGGATAAGTGTACATGGTGAAACCGTCGAGTGGCTCTTTGGCAGAAAGGATGGCATTCACTTCAGCGTGAATAACCCGACTGTATTTTTCCGGTCTATTGTTCAGGAGATCAGGGTGATCTTCCACCCCTCGTGGAAATCCGTTGAACCCAACCGAGGCAATAGTTCGATCAGGCCGAACAATTACCGCACCACATTTGGTGCTGGGATCCTTACTCCAGCTGGCGACCATTGTAGCCATTTGAAGATACCGGCGATCCCACTTTGCCTGGTTGGCACGAATTTCTAACAATGTTGCGTCTCTCATTTCCTCTTCCTTCTCATCCAAGCTGTACTCTGCTTCAGTTTCAAATCTCGGATCACCGATGGGATGAAGAGAGATATCACAACGAATACTATGGCCCAGGTTGCCCGTCCAAGCCAATTGAACGGACTGAGAAACTCCCATTCAATAAACCAAACGACCACTGTTCCAATGGCCGTGGCAGCAGTTGCTATCATAGCAGTCCAAAATACACTCCACACCCACCATATGAAAACCTGTCTTCGCATCGTCATTTTGCTTCTCCCCAACTTGGTCCAATTTCGACGTCCACTTTGAACGGCACTTTAGCTGGCATCACGTTGCTCATTATCTCACCGATTATCTTGGCCTCCTTGGGGCTGTCGACAGAATTATTCGCCTCGTCGTGCACCTGCAACATCAGCCAATAACCAGCTCGCTCGATTTCAACCATGGCACGTTTCATTTGATCTGCGCCTGAACCCTGCACATAACGGTTGAAGGCTTTGTGCACCCAATCGTAGGTGCCATCAGCTTTTTGCGGGAAGTGCAACCGACGCTTGCCTGCTGTCCAGATGAAGCCTTGCTGCTTGGCCTTCTTTTCCGCTCGTTTGGCGGCCAACCGGATGAAAGGTGCACGCTCGTCGAAAACATCGAGGATGCGTTGGCCTTCTTCGCCTGCAGCACGCCACACGAAGCCATCCCCACCCGACGCCCTGCGAGCCTCCAGCGCCTGCATTTGGCTTTCGAAATACTCCACCCGCCGATCGCGTCCGCGTCCCGTTGCACAAGCCCACCGGGTGGAGAGACCAAGGTCATCGCAAAGCTTGGCACCACCCTCTCCATAGCACAACCCGAGATAGACAGGCTTGGCCTGCTTCCTGGGCAACCCGGTAAGATCCGCCATGAACTGGTGATTGTCCAAGTCAGGATTGTCATGATAAGCTTGCGCCGCAGCCAGCGCACCCGGCAATTTCAACACAGCCGCCACGTGTGTCGTCCACCTGGGCTCCTGCTGGGCATAGTCACAGCAAGCCCACAACCCACCCTCTTCTGGGAGGTAAATCGAACGCCACATAGCGGCGAAGTCATCCCGGCTAGGTTGCTGCTGGAGGTTCGGATCCGTTGAACTCAGCCTGCCAAATCGAGCACCCTTCTGGTCACCCTTTTCCGTTTCACGGGCAATTTGGTTGAACGTGCAATTGATGCGTCCATTGACCATAAAACGACGAATACTCTTGGCAAACGTCGTCCTCAGTTTGTTGACCTTGCGAGCCCAGGCGAGGGATTGGGCTACGGGGTTATCGATACCCGCCAGCAAGTCCTTGTGGATGCTATCCTGTCCAGTGCTCGTTTTCTCTAGCTTGACACCGATATATTCTAATGCTGGAGCTATGGCTCCTGATTTCCAAACATCGCCGACTGCCACCTTCACCCCTGTGGCATTGTCCACTACCTTCAGCGCTTTGGCTTCTTCGACCAGCGTCCATTCTTCGATCTGCTGCAGCTTGTCTTGATCAATGCGAACTCCTCGCCGTCGCATGTTGACCAATACTGGCAGCACTTCGCTTTCGAGGTTGTAGATCTCCCAAAGGCCAGCGTCGTCGATGATCTTCTCCTGCTTACGCAAGATCTTCAGCGGCTGGTCCGCATCCATTTCTCCGTATTCACCAACGTACCTGGCCGGCAACCGCCACATGCCACTCTTCGGGCTAACACCGAAGGCTTGTGCCGCTTCAATGAGCAAATCCTCGGACTTGCCTGGAAGCCCATAACGCAAGGCAATATTCTGAAGGGAGTAGGACTTATGAAGTTCATTGATGAGTGGGTCGGCAAGTTGGATATCGCGGAAATATCGAACGTTGGGGAATTCGAAACCTTCCTCCAGCAAGTAGTCCAAATCATAATTGAAGTTGGCACCGACGATATCTCCATCAAATGCCTTGCACTGTTCCTTGAGATAGGCGAGAACATTTTCAGTCGGGAGGTTGTCGCCGCCTTCATGGCGATAGGGCAGGTAAAACTTCGGCCCATCCTCGATGGCGAAGCTGATACCCACGATGTAGCCACCGCGCCGGACGCTGAGCCCTAACTCGCTCAGATGAGGATCCCTGGTCTCGCAATCCATAGCCACTCGCTTCGCACCAGCCCAGGAGGGTAGTTCGCTGAGGCTCGGCGGACGCCAGTCGCTCTCGGGTGCCCAAAGAGGTAGCTGCACTATTCAGCCTCCGCCTGAGCTTCGGCTTCACGACGCTTTTCATCGTCATGGATAAGTTTGATCAGCGCAGCCTTCATAATGTTTTCGGCGATACTCTTGGAATGATCCTTGACCGCAGATGGCCTTCCGCCCGACAACGAAGCCACAAGCTGGCCACAGAGATTGCACAGGACGGTGAGAGCTGATTCACGATCACATTCTCCCAATGCATCAACAACCGCGTTGGTTATTCGCACAACTTCCTGGGGATCGGGTCCGTCGCTCATACACCCCACCCTTCAATGCCAAGACCACGAACCGTTTCGATGATATCCTCCTCGGTCAAACCGGTGAGTTCAAGAATGATCTTGGCCTTTTCGTCCGCCGGCAGCAGTTCCCACGGCGGCAAGGTTGTCATCACGAGAAGCGTCGCCATGCGGGTCAACTTTTCAGCTGCAGTAGGTTTCTTCGTTGCTGCCATATCCGTTCCTAGCGTTCGGGTTCAAATCAAAAGGGAGCAGGTTTAGCACCATGTCTGGGTGTTGCAGCAGGTTCCGGCAATGTTGAAAGCATTGCTTCGACCAGTTCCTTGGCCTGCTGTAAATCAGCAGTAGTTTCCCAGCTACTGAGCAATGCTACGACTTTTACTTCTGTAGGTGTGAGTTCGTAGGCTGCATGGAACTTGACCAACAGATCATTATAGTTACCCGTGGTAGCCAGTCCCGTGACCAATCCCTCCCTGGCCGCTTCAACCAATTTCTCAATGAAGTGAAGTGCCTTTTCCAAATCCTGCCTGCCATTCTTATTGCGCCACCGGCTCACGTATTTGGTAGCACTGCCTTCAAGATAACCGAGACCGAGCTGTATGGCCCAATCCCAATGTTGCAACTGGCCCTCACGCTTGTAATGCTCCCCACCAATTTGGCGCTCATTGGCTCCGGGAAGTTTCTGCTTGGTCAGTCTGGTCGGTCCACCGTCGGCTTTCATCGTCGTTGCTCCTGGATAGTTATCGCAGCGTTCAGCATTCGCCAAAGTATGGCAGCAGGATTTCTGTTCCCGCTTGCAATATAGGCAATCGTAGTAGTGCCCCATTATTCACACAGTGCCTTGATCACGCCAGCCTGCCGAGGTACTACAGAGCAAGCTTGCAGCTCTGTATAGAAAAGTTGAGCTCGCTCCGGCAATGGGACTTCAACGAAATACCGTTCGATCTCGTTTTGTGACTCTTGGGCATAGAGGTTCCCTCTGCACCCTTGTTCACGACACCAAAGGTAGAACTCAAGTCGATCGCATGCTTTCAACTTGGCAAAGTCTTCTTCATCAAGGTCATCTTCGGCTGGCAGTCCGATCGAATGATTGAGGCTCCCTTCAATCTCCGACAACCTGGACTTCAGCCCAGGTACGTAGCGTCCGACCGGTGCCGGGATATCCCCTACCCAGGCTTCCGGGACATCGTGGCTGAGGCACTGGAGCACCAGCCTAGGGAAGTCCTCTGGGAAGATGTAATACATGAGCATAGCCACACCCCAACTGTGGGCCGCATTGTTGTAGCTCCCTTGGTGGGGGATGCCGTGAGCTCGTTCAACTTTCCCGCCCGAACGACTTTGAATGACACAATCGACTATTCTATTCATTAGCTTTTCCTCTCCCAGTTCTCTTGGCGTCGCCGTATCCATTGCGAACATGCCATTTGCCAATCCGTTGCATTGCATTGGTCCAAGATTTCCAATGCATGAATATAGCGCTCAATACCTGTCTTTTCTAAATACGCCTTATGGGCCATTATGATCGGTTGTGCCACGCGGCGGAAGAACGGTTCCCGCAAGCCCATCACAACACCTTCATCCATGAACATGGCCAGATCCTGATCCCAGACTTCATGGTTAATGCTCATGATCGGATACGGTTGCATATCATCATCAGCCGTATAGAAATTAACAACGATGCTGCGGAATGGATCCCGCGCCAGATCGGCCAAGTGTTCGTACTTTTCAAACACCTCGACGTAGGCATGGTAATTGTTGCTGATTTGCCAATAGTTGCCAACCTGGCAACCGATCGCCGAAGCAATGTATTCCTGCAGCATACTGAAGTGCACAGCATTGGCTCCGTAGGCACCCCAGATGATATCGTTCGACCGATTACATACGGTCATGTCCAGGGAGCCACCGGAATTCCGGGTGAAGTAGGCTTGGGTGTTACAAGGCACGTCCTTGCCGGTCCGTCCTAAGTCAACCACCCCATCCCACATTTGGAGGACGCAACGGCGATCGTCCGGGTTTTCAGTCAAGGTATCGATAATTGGTTTCAGCTGATCCCTGCCAAAATGTTTCCGCCACCGATGACCATATGCACCGTGAAAGATTTTACCGTCGTCGCTGAATTGCTCCATGCGCTTCACGTAACGTGTCATGAAT